AAGCCTCTCGCCGCCAACGCTCTCATCGTCTGCGTAACAGCCAAAGCTGACTTCACCATAACGCGGTTAGGATCTACATCAATTGCTAAGCTGACGGCCGTGGTGGAGTCCCACGACGTAATCATCTTCCCATTGTTTCCTTGATCACGCGCCATCAGAGCAGATGCACCAGTGCCGTAACCGAGCGCGCGGCCAAATCCGTCTTGGGTGGTGTCCAGCCCACCCATCCATTCCGCGAACCACGTAGCTTCACTGCCTGCGCTATACCAGCTCGAAAAATTGGTACCGGTGATTGTTGCAACGTCTGCTGAACGCGTGACCGTTGAGGTAGTTGTTGGAATATATGATGTGGGGCCTGGACCTACTTCGAGTTGAGCGCCCCATATACGGACGGTGACGGTGCCTGAAGAAGCTCTGAGGTGAATACCCGCAGCACCGCTTGGATCTGCAACGAAAGCGTTTGTAATGGTAACAGCAGGGTGAAATTGATGAATGCGTGTCCATTTACCTGTTGGCAACAATGAGAGGTCAACAATATATCGCCCATAAGGGCTGTTGACTGCGTTTACAACCTCCAAATTTCCAGACGTACTTATTGGGTAAATAAACAAACTCGGCGCAACAGTAACGTTGGCCGTCAAACCACTAAGAAACTGAAACAAATCAGCTACAGTATGTACCCCGATCGTCCATTGCTGCGCCGTGTTGCCGCCAGCTGGGTCTGGGTTATTGCTGGAAACTAGCGTCGCACCGCGAACCGTCCATGGGCTGAGATCGAATCTTTCGCTTCGGAGAATCCTATTTGTCCGTTGCTCCTCAATGAGTAGCCCGAGACATTCGCCGGTAGCCGCGTCGTATTGAAATCGCGGCGCATTCGCTGCGGCCGTTCTCACGAGTCCGTCGCCGCCGATATACGTCCCGGTGGATGCACGGGTAAACGAGATGCGCGAATCAAGCGTCAGATAGCCGCAGAAGTCGATTGCCAGCGTTGGGTAGATGTTTTCGCGGACGAACCCGAGCACGGCGCCTCTGGCCTGATCTTCTGTCAGCTCTCCGCCTCGTACCTCGATTTCGGCGGTCACTTCCCAGACCGAGCCATCCGATACAGGCACGGCGCGCCATGGGCCGGTAAATCGCGCCTCGCGCTTCCTCAGCCCGCCATCGCCCATTGCGAGCGTGATCCACCACCACGCCGCGCCTGACGCCGCATAGAGATCGGAATCTGCCCACGCACGGAAGATGAGCATTTGCTGATCCGTCAGCACCCACCGGACGGACAGTCTGTCCAGCCTGGCGCGAGTACGGCGACGCGCTCGTGGAGCGCCGACCTCCATGGCGGTGCGTATGGTCTGAGCTGACGGAGAGAGCTGGTAGCTCTGGACGGTCGGCGACGGAAGCAGAGCCGGGAAATCAGCCATGGATCACCTCAACGCTCCAGCGGCCGGGGTGAGCCCGTAACGACGCTCGAGCAGCGGAGCGAGGCCGCCACCGCGTGCGATATCACGACCAATGAGTCCGGTCACCTGGTCGATGATGACATCAATCACGCGCTCTCCTCCGTCCTGCCGCTCCTCGGTGCGCACCTGCGCAGGGCTGTTGTTGATGACGTTGACTGTCACCTTTCCGCCAAGCGCACGCAATTGCGCCGGAGTGAATACCGCTTCTCCTCGCCGCAGGATGGCCGGCACCTCATCAGGCGCCAAGTACGCGCCACCGTGCAGTCTTGGCGCTCCAGCGAACACTGCGGCCGGCAAGCTGCGCCCAGGCGCTGACTCACCGACAATGCCGCCGCCGTGAAACATCAGACCGAAGAACTGTGCGAGCGGCTGCGTGATGTTGCGCTGGATCGCAATCCGCAGCATGTCTGAAATGATCGAATCGGCGAGATCGCGGAATGAGAGTTTGCCAGTCTTGACGAAATTGATCAGGGCATCTTCCATGCCCTTGAATGTCCTTGTTACGGCTTCCTTGGCCGACTGGAATGTGTCGATAACAGCAGTCGAGTATTCCTTCAGACCGCTCTGCACCCCATCGAGCCATGATTTTTCGCGCGCTGCGTCGATCATCTCGCGGATTTTGTCGACGATAGCCTGTAGTTCTGCAAGCCTCCTCGGATCGGACGTGATCGCCATCAGCGCTTCGATTCTCGGGATCAGATCACGCTCCAGCGCGCGACCTTGCTCTCCGATCGTCTCGCGGAGCTTCCGCCGCGCTGTTGCCTCGGTCTCCAGTCCAATGACGACGCGGGATTGGAGACTGGATTCGGTTGCCTGGACGATGGCTTGAGCGCGAGCCATCGCCTGATCGACTTCAGCCTGCAGATCCTTCTGCTCTGCACGGAATACCTGAGCGAGCTTAGCGCTCGTCTGGATATCGAGCTTGGCCAGCGCAAGCCTTGCGACCTCGATCTGTGCGACGATGTCCTGCGCGCGCTCCTGGATCTTGGCGCGCTCCTCCGCATTCCTGCCGCGCAGGCTCGTGATTCGTGCGTACTCGGCCTCGAGGTTACGGATGGTGTTCTCGATCTCCTGCCGCTCGGCCTGCTCTCCTCGCTCGATGATTGCGCGCCGCGCCGAGTAGTAGTCCTGCAGAGAAACTTCGCGGTTCTCATACGCGCTGCGATAGATTTCATCTGCTGCCGATAGCGCAGCGCGCAACACGTCCAATTCCGCGCGCAGTCGCCTCTCGTCGCGCTCCACTGCCGCGCGTCCGGCAGACAGCATGGACTCTATCGATGGCGTCTGTCTGTACTTTTCCAGGATCGCGCGCTGTGCCCTGGCGAATTCCTCGGCGCTCATCGCACCCTGCTGATACAGCGTCCGGAGCTTGCGCAGGTCTTCCTCGAGCTTCTCGTTATCGCTGCGGAACTGACGCATGAATTGCTCGTAGGCCTCACGCGCATCTTTCAGCCTGCGCCGAGCTTGTTCCTCGCTCTCCCCAAACTCGACTGTTGCGCCGCCTGTGTTCGCGCCTTGGCGCATTCCGACAACGCGCTTGCTGCTGTAACCAAGCGTGAAGAACGTCAACCTCTCGAACCATGTGCCGGACGCGATGACGTTCTTCATGTCCGTCAGGTAGTCCCTCAGCGATCCGAACACGGCCTCGACGGTGCCCTTCACGACGCTTGTGCGGCCGATCGTCTCCAGGAGGTCGTCGAACGTGTTTTTGAGATCGCTCGTCGCTCGGGCCAGGCCGGTGTGCATAGACTCCGCAACACGGTCCAGCCCCTGCTCCTTCATGACTCGCAGGATTTCGGTGACCGCCCTCGCCTGCTGCCCAGTCTCGACCAAGTCCTTTATCAGTTCGCGCTGAGCTGCGCTGAAGGAAACGCCGGCGCGACGCAGGGCTGTCAGTCCGACTTCGGGCTCCTCAAGCGCTTTGCCGAGCTGCAGCACGGCGCTTTGCAGGTCCGTTCCCATGACCTTTGAGAGGTTCGCGGCGACTTCCATCGCCTCGCGGAAACTCTCGCCGGTGACTTGGCGGAACGTCAGCAGGATCGCAGCCGAGTTTTTGACTGCCTCATCGTTGATGCCGAGACGCCGTTGAAAGTCCTCTGACATCTCGATGATCTGCGCTGAGCTTATTCCCGCAGCACCAGCCGTGGCACGAAGCACTGCTTCGAGCTTGAGTTCGGCCTGCTCTGCCTCAAGTGCTGCATTGATCGATGCCCTGAGACTGGCAACAAGCGACGCTCCGATAGCTGCGCCAGCGCTAGCGGCTGCGATGCTGACCCGGCGCAGCATTTGCTGTTTGCGGTCGTACGCATCGATGGCGCGCAGCGATTGCACGACGCTTGCCTGTTGTTCCTTTGTGAGGCTGTGCTGCGAAGCCTCATAGGCGAGCGTCTGCGCGCGCGTCATGCCGAGCGTGTCGGCCTGCCGCTTCAGCGATTGGACAAATTGCTCTGCGGATGCAGATGCCTGCTGATTGGATTGATTTGCAATTGCGCTGATCCGCTGGATCGCCTGTTCCTGGGCGCGCAGCTCTCCGGTCGCCTGCTTGCCATCGACCGTCAGGCGGATGCCGAACGTGATATCACCGGCCATGGTTGCGCTCCTGCACGAGGCGAATCACTTCGGCCTCCATGATACGGAGATCTTGGAATGCTTGGCGCTTATCATCGACACCGAGCATGTCCATCGCCGCCCTGGCTGCGGCGTAATCCAGCCCAAGGACGCTTCCGCTCATTGGTTCGATGCGCCACTGGGTGGCGAGCGATAGGAACAGCTCGACGGACTCGGCGCATTCCGGCCAGACCTCTGTCTCGTCCGGCGTATGCTGCAACGCAAGACCGAACGCGGCAGCAGATTCCTGTGCGTCGTTGCCGCCGGCGCCGCCCGCCCAGTCACGAGCGGCAGCGATCAGTTTTTTCTGCGGCCCTCTGGTGAATGCGCCTCGATGAAGGCTTGGATTATCGCAGGCAGCACTGGCCATAGGTCGAGCAATCGCTCGCGAGCCTCCTGGCTGAATGTAATGTCAGCTCCGGATTCATCCTGGACGCCATGCCATCCGAGTAGCACATCCCTGGCGAGCGCATCGTCCGTAATCTCGCTCGCGCGGACCTTTTCCATGAGCCGCTCGAAGTCGGAGCGCCCATATCGACGGAACAGCGCCCTGAATTCGTGCGGCCTGCGCACGCCGTCGTCGTCGAGGATCTCGACGCGCACTGGGTACCAGAAGCGGTCGGATGCACCGAGCTTGAGCATAAAGATGCCTACTTGGTGACAATGCGAACTTCGTCGTTTCCGGTGCTCGGGGTGAACCGCAGATCCATCGACAGCAGGGCACGGCCTTCAACATCCTCGATACGCGGGTTAGTCCTCTGTACCGCAGGCGCGAACAGGACGATCGTGTTCCCGGATGCTGCCCCATGCGTGATGCCGATACTCGTCAGCGTATTGTTGGTGATGTCTGTGACCATCGTGGCTTCCTGCGAAGCGGTGAGATCGAGTGTCATACGCCCGGTCACCTCGCGGCCCGTGATGTCGACCTGCTCGCCGCCGAGCATTGGGATGAATTGGACCGCCTGGCCGATCGTGATCTCGATGCCTCGGCTCGAATACGTCGTTCCTCCAGAGATGGCGCCAGACGCGTATGTCCCGCCTAGCGTGATATCTCCAGTGTTTGCGTCCGTGACGACGACCGGCGTCTTCCATGCAGTGAGCGTCGGTGTCGGGTTGCTTTGCACCACAGATCCGCCATCCAAGCCGGTGAAGCGGAACTGCAGGACTGGACGCTCTCCAAGCGGCAGACGAACGTCGACTGTTCCGCGGCAGCCGAGTGCCTTATGAACAAGACCGTCCAGATAGTAGTAGATGGTGATTGACGAAAAGTTCGTCGAAACCGGGTTGTATTCGACGTAAGGCGGTGACGCATTGACGGTCTCGGCCATTCCGCATGCGCGCAGGAGCTTACCGTAGGCAGCCGCCGTGCCTGCGGTTCCTGAGCCAGCCAGTTCGACTGTAAACTCGCACTGGATCGATCGCGTGCCGACCAACTGCTCTGATGCGCCCATATATCCGCGAATCAGATCGCGGTTGACGGAATTCAGGTTGCGCGTGATTGACACATTGCTGACCAGCAGCGCGTCGGTGCCGGTCGGGGAGGCGTCCGTGCCATATGTCGCCTCGATCTTCGCCAGGATGACGGTGTTGCGGATGTAGCGCGGCATTTGTCACTCCTCGTCTTCAATGGGCTCTAGCGATCCGTCTGGAAGCCTCCGATACCGGCCGCCGGCACACGGCAATTGATCCGGAATTGGCTTCTGATCGCCTTGGTTTTGATCCTGCGCGCTGTCTGGAGTGTCAGCCATCATTGCCTCCGGTAGAACTCGGTCACCCATGTGTCACGCCAGATCACCAATCCGGCCTCGAAGCTCATTGCGCGGCCCTCTACATGATCTAGCGGTTTCATCCCGGATTCCGGGGTGAATCCTGCGAGCGCAGAACGAACCTCATCGCGCACGTCCTCGAGCTCTTCAGCCGCCGGACCGCCGGTTGCTGCGTCCATGGCATGGCGCACCATGATCTCGACGGCGATCTCAACTCGCACGCGCTGGTCATGCGCCCCGAGCAGCGCTGTCGCATCGCTCCGCTCTGACACCGGGAATACATACGCCGCAGGGTACTGCGAGGGCACGGCTCCTGTCAGCGCAGGAATTACCTGGCGGAGGCGCGGCGCCTTCGTGCGCAGCCTGTCCACAATCGGCCCAACGCGCATCAGTCTTCCTTGGTGACGACCATGTCGGCCTCGAAAGGCAGACAGATCAGCAAGCGACCGTTGTCATACGACGGCTGTGGCGCGCCAAGCGGTTGCATGGCCAGCGCACCGCTGCCTTTCCACCGATACAGACGCCCGATGATGCGCTCGACGATACCAGCCTCATCTCTAGTCAATGTGCTTGACTCGCTGCTTATGGCGAGCACCACGAGCCAGCGTACAGCAAGCACCACACCATCTGCTGACTTTGCGTTGTCCACGCGATAGCCGTCAAAGGTCACGAAAATGGCTGGTAACCTCTCCTTGCAGGCGCTCTGCGTCAGGGGGCTTATAGCATGGACGCTACAAACGCCTGGGATGCCATCCAGCCGGGCGCAGATCTGGCGCTGGAGGTGCAGCATGTCAATATTCCAGATCTTTCATGATCCTGGTCGGTGCATGGTACTGCACGGTGCCAGCCGATTGCGACGTGGTCAGCGTCACACGTCCGGCTGCAATCGCCTCGAGTAATCGGCGCGCGTCTTCGTAGCGTGATCTCACCTCCTCCGGCGCCTGGTCATCCCACAGCCGGTAACGCGCAATGTCGCATGCGATCCTGGAGAGGACCGGCGGCACGCTGGACAGCGGCAATGTGTAAATCGATGCGATGTACGCATCGATCTCTGCGTCAGCGTCGGTCAGTGCGCGCTGTGCGACTGCATTGTCGATTGCGCCGGCCGGCGGAGTCGCGCGGTCGGTCAGCTGTACGATCTCGGCCTGGCCGAAGCGACTGACCAGATCGTCGACCTGCGCGTATACCGGCATTTAGCGCGCTCCTCATTCGACCTTTTTGCCGCGCTTCGCTTCCTCCTCTACCGCAGCGACCGCGCCGATGGCGATGAGGTCTTCGGCCTGAGACTGGATCACCTCGAGGATTGCACCGCGTTCGACGCGTTTGCCGTCGTGCTCGAGGTGATCCACAAGCACCTTGACCTTCATGCATCACCCTTACGCGACCGCGTTCTGGATCAGGAAGCCCGCGTCCGCGCCGGCGATCACTGGGACGACCTCATCGGCGATCTGGTAGATCCACGACCGCGTCGACCGATCCTGGTACGGCTCCTCGACCACAGGCATGTCCTGCAGACGATACGTGTAGCCGTAACTCGGCCGGCCGGCATCGGCCACGCCGCCGATTGCGGTGTAGGCCAGGATCGCGTCCTTGCCCCAGACGTCAACCATC